CAATGTTCATGGCTAACTGTAATGCCATAAAGGATTTACCAATACCACCGACTGAACTCAAAACACCAGGTGTGGATAAAGGGATAAGACGATCAACAAGAAATTGTACCTCTGGTGGCTTACCAACTAATTGCCGTATCTCATATCGCCTTATCCCCAGTTTGCCACCCACTATCTCTGATTTAACTGCACCTAAACCTTTGTTTAAATGCAGATCATTGAAATCACCTTTGACTGACGGCAATCTAATAACTGTATCTCCTAAACTGTTTGCACATTCATTGGCTTTCTTTTCACCCACCCCATTTTCATCATTATCAAATGCCAATGTTAATTTTGCTTGTGAGTGTTTTCTAAATCTTGTTAATGCTTCGATACCAAAACTTGCGCTAAATACGACTAAAACTGGCAGATTGGTCGCCATGTGTACGCTTATACCAGTAGCCACCCCTTCCACTACCACGCATTCACCCACCTCACTCGCTTGCTTGATGTCGAATCCTATCGGGAATACGTTCCCCTTGATCTCTGATGACGATACGAAACGCTTATTTGATTTCTTATCAATATGTTGCAAAGAACGAATCTCGCCATCCATAGAATAAATAGGAATCACTAGCGTATCTCTATGCTCTCTGAATCCGTAATCGTTCTTGATACCTTTTGCATCCAGATAAGGATGCTCGGTTAATTCTTTGTAAGTTCCAAATCTCTTTTTGCATAGCTCGGCAACTTCGTCTTGCCGTTTCAATCTTTCTTCCTCGGCTTTGCGTTTGGCTTGCTCTAAATCTGATTTTAATTTTTGTCTTTGCTTTGGCTCTAATTCATTGACATCAAAATTAGACCATTGCCTTTGTAATCCTGTGCGCCAGTTACCATAAACTGCGTTTTGATATTCACCAGTCACGAAGAACGTATACCAGCCACTTTTCTCGCCATGCTTGTCAGGCCGATGAGTATTGCCACCACCTACTTTAACGCGAACTAATTCGCCTGACGTTTCCAAATAATCGACCAACAATCCTTCGTTGCTCATTTCATAAATTAGGTCATCAACGGATTTACTTGCACCTCGAAAGTGAAAGTTCTCATCAATGGTAATTCCATCTTTTACATATTTAGTTAAATCAACCATTGTCCTCTATGGAAAAACCTTTGTTTGCTTGTTCTGTGCATATCACCAAATATTCTTTGATTGCCTCACGAAATAATCCAACGCGATCATCTTTGTTCCACTGATGTAGAACGTAAGATTTATTTTCTTTTGCGAGTTTTATATAAGTATCTTTTGATGAACTTACTGCATCAATTACCGCGTCATTATTTATCATTGGTGTTTTCAAGGTTTCTCTCTGCCCCGTTTCTAATTGTTCTTTTATCTTATTTAAATGCTCTTTGCTACAAGCACCATACCATCTATCCTTCCATCTAAACAACAGACCGCCAACTGGTTTTAAACAGTATGAACATAATGACGGCCTGTGATCCAGGAATGGATACTTAGAATGGTATTTCATCGTCAAAGTCGTCTGTATCGGCTGATGCCTTTTTTACAAAATCAGTTTCGGCTTTGATTTGTTCTTTCTTACTTGGTTTTTTCTTTGCTGCTTTTTCTACTGGTTGAAAGGTGTTACCAAAGTCACTCTTGATTTCCAAGTAACCTCTGTCATTTACAACCAACTCAGCACTACACTTCTTGCCAAGTAATTGTTTCTCAGGGTCAGTCAATGTGCCAGTTACACCGCAAGCATTTCCTATTTTCCTAAGTGACTCAATACCAATACTAACCGCTTTATCACTGGTATCATGCGCCATAGTGCAAGTGTAACCTACATTCATGGTAGTGCCTTCTATCTCGAAAGATAGTTTGACTGCTTCCCATCCATTATTACCAACTACTATTTCGTCACCAACGAAAGTCATGTTGTGTCGACCTTCTTCTATCTTTGGTTTCGATTCCATCTCGGCATCAAAATCATGCCCGTACTTACTCAAATCGGTCATATTATTCTCCTTTATTTCCCGATAATTGCTGATCTAATTTCTTGCCAATCGAAAGGCATTTCTTCTGGCAAGCCGTATCTGTTTTTTGCAAGGAACGCTGGTTTGGCTTCGGTGTATAACATTCTTTCACCCTGTATTGCTTTGGATGTAGTTTGCCCACCTTTACCTTTAATCTTAACACTGCCAAATTTGTAGTTGGCAAAGAAACAACAATCACTATGCTCAAGTATCAAGTCACTTGCTTTCCTATGAAGTTTCAATTCATACCTATCGTATGCTTCAATCTCAGGTGACTCGAAACGCTTGATCTGACTGTGTGCAATTTGAATAATCGTCATTTTCTTTTCATCTCTTAAACGATTAAGAACATCTATGTATTCGCGCCATTGTTTCAACGCTTCTACATAACCACGACCATATCCAAATTCCTCGATCGATTTTTTGCCATGTATGTTACATACCTTCTCCCATACTAACGGCTCTAACCAATCCAAAGAATCCACACACAATGTTGCGTATTCGTGATCTTCTTCCAGTAATGAATTTAGATTCTCAATAAATGAATCATAATCTTTCGATACTGGGAAGTGGTCACATTGGATTTTACCCATGCCATCCTCTGTCAATAAAAATATGGGTTTATTCATACTGGCAGCGAATGATGTCTTACCAATACCCGCACCCCCATATAGCACCAACTTAGGTGGCTTTAACTGCGTTTTACTTCTTATTGCTTTTAGGCTCATTGTCTTTCTTCTCCTCTTTTTGATTGACAATAGATTGTAATTGACTGCTGTAATGCGCACTCAGGATAGAAAGTTTTTCTAATTCAAACTCAGCGTTCCCTTTCACATCACGAATTGCGTTATTAACAGAAGTTAATTTGTTTAAAGTTAATTTACCTTCATCAGATAGATCGTCAATTTTATGCTCGACTCCATCCTCAAAAGAAAATGTTTGTATATCTTCGCTCATGTTGATACCTCGTATTTTTTGTATGCCTCGCAAATTTCTTTTGCTCGACAGAAGCGACATTGATCTCTCCCAGCATTAAATACTGGCTCTGGTTCTAAGCAAGCCTCAATTGCTGGCTTTAGAATATTGAAACCCCATTCCACTAGGTTATCCGCAGTTATATCCCATACGCGAATCTTGCCATCTTTGTGATATGAGGTTGGTTGTACGATTGTCAATTCCATTGTTGTATTTTCATTGCCATAACGACCTAATGCACCCAAGCCATAGATCATCAACTGTGGGTTATCTTCAACATCAACTGGAAACTTACCTGACTTTAAATCTATTACGGCAATGCGATTTGCCTTCTTTCCAAGTATGGTGGCATCGCCTGTTCCCCAACACTCAGAAGATATTTCATTTATATATAGCTTTTCTTCTATTAATAAAGTGCCTTCTAATTCTTCTTGTCTATTCTTAACATAATCAACATAGACTTCCGCGCAATCAATCATTGACTTATTTACTTTGATATTGAATCCATCTATTTCTTCTTCACGATCTAACCAGTAGTCACTCAATGTGACATTCTCTAATCTTTCTTTTAACAACATCTCTACCATGTGGTGAACCAATGTACCTGTAGCTGCGGGTATTGTGGTATCCATAACAAAAGGTATTGACTCAGATAGTTGTATTGAACCAGGACAAGCCATCCAACGCTTTGCTGCTGATGGTGAGAATCTACTGTGAGCCATCTTTATGTTCCTTATAAATCTTAGCCCACAACTCAGGGGTTATTATCGCTGTGCAATTAAAATCATCTACTGGATAATGATTGCTTGTATGCGGTATTACCACTTGCCATTGTTGCCTATCTGCCCTGTACCACAAGCAAGGTATTAAATTTACCTTCCCCGCTTGCTCGCACGTTTGCACCCACCACTGACGCACATCGCCTTGCGTAATACTTTTCCTACGTTTTACTTCAATCGCATACGGCTCACCACCCAATAAATCATGCCCACCGCCATAGGTCTGAGAATAATTGACCTGTAACTCAACCTCAGTCATTTCTTTAATAACGTCAATCACTTCTCTCTCACCCCTTCTCCCTTTATTTCTAGCGTTCATTGCTACTTACTTTTTGATTGTTTTTCGTAATCTTCGATAACATCTCTTTCGTATAAGACAGTACCGCCAATCTTGGTATAAGCTGGGCCGATACTTTGTACGCGCCAGTTCTCTAAAGTTCTTGGGGATTTGTGCCACCGAGCAGCAAGCTCTGTGGTTGACATAAAATTGGAATACCCTTTTCTCTCTTTCATTATTTTTCCCATTTCTACACGATTGCTGTATTATATACACATTCAAATCTTAAATGGAAGTGTTTATGAGAAAAAAACTAGCAACGGATAAACAAATGGGTGGAGATCATTATAAAAAACAAATCCAACCTATTGAATACATTGTGGCAAACAATCTCTCTTTTTGTATGGGTAATGTAGTCAAATACGTTACCAGAGATAAAGAAGATAAAGTGCAAGATTTATTGAAAGCCAAGCACTATATTGATCTCGAACTTGAACTGGTACACAAGTGCGATTCTGATGGAAACCCACTAAACGAAAAGATTTGCGCAAACTTTTTTAGATCAACCATAACATAAGGCTTTCAGCCCGATAATTTATCTTTTTTTTAAAAATGCGTTTTTTTAAAACCCTTATAATTAAAGGCTTCTGTGAGGTACTCACTATTATGTTATAATAGATTTATACATTTATTAACAACTCTTAGGGAGAGAAGTTTATGACAACCAGAATACCAAATTGCGGGCCAACTGCTTTATCCTTTATAACAGGTGAGCCGATAAATGATTTAATGGAATCATTTAGAAACCATTTTGGTCTTACCAGTAAATGGAAAGGTAGGTCTAACTGGAGTCAATTATTAAGTTGGCTAGATTTGAAAAACAAGAAATATAAAAGAGTGCCAGTTGGTGGCTCATTAAAAACTTGGGTTAATAATAACACCGCACCAAATGGTGTTTACATGGTGAGAGTTGGCAATCATTTTCTTACTGTTAAAAATCAACTTTTGTACGATCAGCATGAGGAAGGTAAAAACTCAGATAACTTTTGGGCAAAGAAAAGACGAGTAACTCACGCAGTAGAAATTGGTAAAAGTGAAGGAAGCTACACGATTAGAAAAGCACCAGTTAAAAAAATGCCAGCTAAATATAGTATTGACAATGATCCAATGCTTTTAGGTTTATGGGATTAACTTCCCTGTTTGATATTGATTATAGAACTGCTACCACCATTTGTAATAACTTGATTGACCTTACCTTCTTGTTCGATTCTTATGCTGTATGATCCATCCTTTGATACTTGCATTTGTAAGTTATCTTCTACTTGTCTAATAAACTTAACTTCACTATCGTTTACAAATGTATTTATCTGGGTATCACTATCGTATCCAATATCTGTACCTCTAATACCATCGGATGATAATGCTTTGTTTGCTTTTGAGAGTTCATCTATTTCTTGTATTACATCCAGTAAATCCTCAAGAAAATTAGAAGCAAGGTAATCTATATCTAATTCAGTGTATTCAAGATCATCTTCTTGTAATTCATCGGTATCGAGTTCATCAAATTCCAATAAATCAACATCCAATATATTGTCTGCTCTGGTATTGTTTTCTTCTGTTTCTGATTCTTCATTTTCTGGTGGGTTCACAATTAACATATTGTCAATCATGGATAGATCAAGATTTAAAACTACGCCTCTTGTCGGTGCTGTTTCAAAGTTATATACAGTAGTGGATTCATAGGGTTTAGTAAGAACAGTTTCTCCCAATGCGGTGTAAACCACTATCTCCCCACTCGCTTCCCCGCTTGCATCAGGCAACAAGATAATGAGGGCTTCTCCTGTTTCTTTTACAGTGATTGTAAAATCCGTGCCACGAATACCAACTGTAGCCGAGTTCGTTCTAACAGTGATGTTGTCTTTAGGTATGCGTTTTGTTTTGCTTGAAATAAATCTGCCAGTGCCTTTTACAAAATTGATTGCCATACTAGATTTATTTGGGTCAGGATCAAAAACAAATTCATCCACCACAACCTGACTGTGTGGTGTGAGCCGTATTGTTGTGTCATCTCGAAAAGTAACGCCCATACGACCATTAGCTGTTTCCAAGCGATCATAAGAATTAAGAGAGAAATCAATAATACTTTCATACGGCTTATCTCTAACGACTCTGGTATTGCCTTTTAATTCTGTGATGTTGCCAATGTCAACATCCAACGCTTGTGCCTTGATCGTCCTGGTTAATACAAACGCTGCCATTATTGCCAGAAGAAGTAACTTGTAACCAATCGTTATCCAACGTAGATTGTTGGTCAATGTCAAAAGACCTTGAGTTACCATCGTGTTCCAACTT